TGGACGCCATGCTATCGCATCTTCGTACGGGATGCGGTCGTCAACATCCCGAAAACATCCATCATCAAACAAAGCTATAATCACACCCGTTCCATCTGTTATGAGATACAAGGATTTCATAAATAAATTAAAATCTTTTGTTATGTCTCCTTTTTCTTCCGGCAATCGCTCTTCTACAGAAATCCAGCCGTCATTGTCACCAACATTCGTGTCAGTCACAGAATCCATGTACTTGCGGATGATATTTTTACATACATCTTTCATGCACTCATAGCAGTTATCACACGCAAGGTCGCTTTTCCCCTGTAAATTGCAATCGACACCAAATCCAACATCATCAATATAAATTTCCTCTATCTCTTCTATAATCTTCTCTAGTACGTTCATTGTTCCACCTCTTAACTCCATAATTCTTTCAATGCTGCGTCATGGATATCAGCCGGTTCGGCATACTCGCATTTCCTAAGGATTTCTACTCTGTTGAAATTCAGGTCTTCTGCGGTATCGCAACCAATTGTTCCTCCAAGCGTTTCCAGTCCATCCATGTCAATTATGCATTTACTACACAATCCTTTCTTGTTCTTGCATTTAATCATCACTCCATCTCCTTCTCCACTTCATTATCGTATTTCACACATCTTCCATCTTTATACGCTACACACTTAGATTTCAAGCAAGCGTGTAATACTGGTCTTGTAAAATCTCCAGTTCCTATTACCATTGCTTTTACTTCTTCTTTGCATGTTAAATCTGGACAAAATAAAACCATCACTCCACTTCCAACAACTCCGGATTATCGAAAATATTGCCATGATTAATCATCTGTGTTGTATAACTCCCAAAGCACTCACATATAATCTCATCAAACCTCTCATTATTCTTTAAAACCCAACAAGCATCTTTTTCACAATACTTTACGACTCCAAAATAATCGTCTTCCGGCTCATCGTAAGAGTATGCATTAATGCTTATAATATCATTCTCCCAAATCTTATTGCCGTTCTTATCGGTAAGTCCTGTGTACTGGCAGAGGGTGTCGGAATCTACTTTCATCCATCCCCATTCTTCATTTCTGCTTACTTTGAATGGAACAAAAATCACATCACTAGGTCTTACATAATTTCCGATTGTTGTTTTGCAATAATACCCTTCCACCCATTCACCATTATCTTTTCTCTTTGCTTTAAAAAGTATTTCTCGCATCTCTACTCACTCCAATCTAATCTTTCATTCCTAATCTTCTGCAAACAGTGTTATATCCACAATTTAGTTTTTCAGCAATTTGGTTGATTGTTAACCCTTTGTTCCTAAGAGAAATCACTGTTTCTTTTGTAACATCACTTCTCGAAATAATATGTCGCATCCTGTTTCCAAAATTTCTTTTATACTCTTCTGAAACATATTGAACTAAATTATGTTCTTTTGTATGTAACGAATTTTTAATTACTTGAAGATTAGAAATATTATTATTTAATTTATTTCCATCAATATGGTGAACGTGAATTTCTGAATCGAAATTAAATCCAACAATATATTTCCCAATTATTCTATGTACCGACACCTTGTCATGCTTTATTGAAATTCCAGCATATCCACGATAAAGATAAATTTTGTATTCGTCTTTGGGTGTGATATTTCTTCTACTACATTCTTCTTTTATTGCTTTTTCTAAAATTGAATAATCTACTATGCAGTTACATGCATTTTCAAATTTCATCTAAACCTCCGAAATCTAGTCTCTGTCCGCACTCGTCGCAAAACCTCATATAACTTCTAAGTATTCCTCCACATTTTGGACATTTCCCCACTCTGCATCCAATTGCTCCATTCACCCCGATGATAATCGGTTTCTTCGCCGTATCCCGTTCCTTCAGCTCCTGCACCTGCTCTGGAGTTAATCCGGTATCTTCGTACTTTTTCAACCGCATATTTGCTTTTTCTTGCCATTTGCAAATTCCATATCTGCACGAGTCATTACACTCATTATTTTTATAATTACAAGCCGCGGTCTCATTTCCTCTTATAATTATTGTTTCTTTTCTTGTTAATCTGCTCATGCTCTATACCTCAAACTTTCCAATTCTCCATAATCTGATACGCCTGTTTCAGCTGATCAGTATCAAAATATCCAAAGTGACACATTGAAACTTGTATATTCATTTTCTCTGCAAGTCTCTTGTACATCATCCGCCTTTTCTTTCCCCCTTCATTTTTCCAAAAGGAGTCAAATACTTCATGACATTTCCTTTTCCACTCACGCATCTCTGCGTTTGCCAAAATTCCCATTGCCCTTTTCGGCCAAGGTTTATGTGTTCCAACATAAGCACCACAAGATTGACATCTATAGCAATATCCACTTCCATATTCTCTCCCATAAATTACAGAGTTGCTTATGCATTCTACTTTTCCACCGCATAGATTGCATACCTTCGGATATAAATTCACTTATTTCATACTGCTGTCCATCCTTAATTCTCCTGTCCGATCTTAACTCCAAGTGTAGTCGCAACATCTAGATCGTGATTCTTCTTGTAGTACTCAACGATGTCCTTGAAATACTTCTCATCATCCCCGATCTCTTCCATTCGTCCTTTCACAAATTTCAGAAACCTTGTCAGACCATTCTTTTTGTATCGGTGCTGCATTTCCAAATATTCGCATCCAATAAATGCTAACCAACACATTGCCTGTAGGACTGCCTGTTCCTCTCTATGATTATTCGCCTCGATAAATCGTTTATCTTTCAAGATCTTATCAACGTCCTTCGCTACTTTATTGCGTCTATGTGCTTTATCTACCCAACTCATCTTATCCTCCATGCTCTTTGGCGACCTCTTAAACCGCCACCTTGAAAATACATCTCGCTGATACGTCCCCTTTGTCTCACTCCGTCATAATAGATTAGCCGCCGATACTTTCCGTCATACTCATCCTTTTCCAGTATCTTTTCAACACATACTGCTTCGTACCATGCGTGAGATTCTGTACTCATGTCAATCGCAATCACTTTACCGACAGACTCGGCTATTTCATCAAATGTCATTTCTTCACCAAGTCGATTTTCTTCCAACCAATCCCCAGGCTTCACTGGATGTTCGATAAAATCAAACAAACTCATTTGTCCTTCCATATTCTCTACTCCATATAGCTTTGAACGCTATGATCTAAGACTTTTCAGCATTTCCGCTTTTTTCTGCTCTGCAAGCAACTCTCTGACAGATTCCTCCGGGAAGTCTACCTCGTAACAATTCTCTTTTAGCCTGCTTATGATGCGCTCGTCATATTTGCTCTCACAAAGCTTCTCGTTACTCGTAAAAATCGTCACTTTCCGCCGCACATAGCGCTCGTTTAAGATTTGATAAAATTTCTCATTCACCCAGTCCGAAATCTTCTCGGCTCCGAAATCATCTACGATCAGCACTTCTGTTAGGCACAATTGATCTATCAGTCTGCTCTCTGTGTAATCGCTCCCCTCATGCCACGTGTCCTTTATCTCTTTCAAGATTGCAGAAGATACAGCAAACTTGACCTGTTTCCCTCTCGCCATCAGTTCATTTGCGATTCCTGCCGCCATTCTTGTCTTTCCTGAACCTTTCGTGTGTGAAACAAGATATAATCCCATTCCAGCAGCTTCCATCTCCTCAAAATTCTCAAGATACCGTTTTACGATATTGCAAGCGAGATTAATCTTCGCTACACTCTCCGGCTCTCTGTAGATGTCTGCCCGGAATGTTTTCAACGTAAGTTCCTGGAACAGCTCAGGTATATTTGCAAACCTCAGACGACTCTCTGCAATTTCTTTCGCCCGGCACTCACATTCTTTTGTAAACCACAAGCCATCTTTCTTGTACGGTATCCATCCCATACCGCCACACTGACACTTAGAATCCTGAGAACTCTCTCCCAAGTCCTGCTTCAATTCCGAGTTCTGTGAGGCTTTTCTCATCTCTTCCAGTTTCTCGTCCAGTGTCATATCTTTCTCCTTTCTGCCCTTTGTCGTCATAATTTCCATCCAGCACCTTTGCCATGTTACCGTCCATGATCAGCCAGTCGAATGTGGCGGACCAGTTCCGGTTGTTCTGCCCTTTCAGGAAGCTGCTACTCTCAGCCTTTTTAAACAAAATACGGAAATCATCAACTGTATATCCTGTATTCATCCTCGCACGGATAGCTTTTTTCCGTCTCTCAGACATGGTCTTCAATGTCGGGTAAGATACACAGATGCTATTGTACAAGTCGGAAATCGCCGCAAAGTCGATTTTTTCTTTAGATACGTTAGTATCTTTCTTTTTATTTTTAGTTTCTGTTTTATATTTATCTATGTCTACGGTTTCTGCTACTTGTTGTACTACCGTTTCTACTTCGCTTTTTACTACTGGATTTACTACCGTTTCTACTTCGCTTTTTACTACGTTTTTGAAAGTGAAAGGTATTAATCTGTATTTGTTCGGGCTTCCTTTTTTGCCCTTTTGGTATTCGATTAAACCAGCTTTTAGGAGATCGTCTCGCACCTTTATAAAGGTTGCCTCACGACTCATTTGCATGGCTGCCATCAATCTCAGGTTATCTACTGTAACCCACTCAGGCCAGTTACACTTATTAGCCTGGTACATTAATCTGTACCACAGGAGTTGGGCGTCTCTGGTCAAGTAGTTATTTTCGAGCCATCGTTCGAAGGCGATAATCTCAGCTAAGTAATTCAAGCCCTTATCACCCCTTTCTCCTCCAACTAAACCAATTGTGTAGCTGGAGGTATTTGGCTTACGTTTTGTGATATATATATTTGCCATGAACGGTTTACGGGTTACTCTATAGCAAAGGATTTTCCCTTACTAACTTCTGTAAAAAAATTCTTGCCGGAACTGTTCTTCTGTTCCGTAGTGTTCCAAATAATACGCTTTGCAGCGTTTCCTTAAGTCCTTATCTATCTTTCCTGCATCTTTCCCTCTATGTACTCCATTTGGATGCAAATCCGGTCTTAACGGAGCAATAAAACCATAATCTTCGCACAAATCTCTCTCGTTTGACGTGTGCGAGAAAATATGATGTCTTTCCACCCCGTACTGACCGGTATACATACAGTGATCCATATCGTCTGTAAAAATGCTCCATAGCCTTTTAGCCAAAATCCACACCGTACCTTTCTTTCAAAATTCTCTTTTCGTCCGGTGATGCAATATCGGCATCCGGCATACCTGCATCTTTGCAACACTGCACTAATCCATCAATCAATCTAGCCATTTCTTCTGTGTTGTACGTGTGCGACCCTCTTAGCAATTTGTATGTCCGGTACATAATACCGTCATTTCCCTCTCGGACTTGCGAAGTCGCTTGTAGGTGGTAGTCTGTTGCGTTCTTGACCTTTTTCTCTGCCTCTTCCGTATCCGGAATCGTGATGTATACTGCTTTATTTCCGAACAGCTCAACTTGTCCATATCCGCAAAGTAACATATTATGCGCTTCCGGATTTGATAAGCCTATCTTTTTTGCTAATTTGGTAAGCAGTACCCAGTAGTATGCATTTGCATCTAGGCTACGTTTGCGCCTGTACGGCTTTATTTCAAGACTTAGCTTCTCACAGTCCTTAAGTTCTTCGTATGCCTGCCGAAAATCCTCGACAGGCTCAAACAACAATGTCAGCTTACCGGTTACAAAATCAATTACCGGTTGTTTTAACTGTCCTGTAAATTTCACTACTCATCACCGTATTTCTTTTTAATTGCATTCAGCATTTTAGCTGCTTCACCTTCTGTTAATGTCTCCCTTGTCCTTCCATTACCACAAATCCATGCGTCTAAATCGATGCCGTGAGAAATGCACAACTTCTCTAACGTCTTTATTTTTGCTGAAGAAGCTAGGTTATCAGCTGTTTCAGGGATTTGAGCATCCATCTTGTCATATTCTTCCTTAAGCCACAAATCAAATCCTAAACCTGTATGTATCGCAACACACTTCACAAATGCCCTACACATACTATTCCATACTCTCTGTTGCGACATCGAATTATCTTTCACAGGATTCGCTCCGTTCATTACCGGTGTCTGCATCTCGTACTCATTATCATCGATGATCACTCGAATGCGTGTCTCATAACAGCGGTTTGTATTCCCTTTGGAATCTGTAAAAACAGCATCAGACATTCTAAGGCTTCCGCCTGACTTTTCGCTTGGAATTGGCTCCCAGTAAACTTTCGTGGCTCCATTTTTTCGAAGCAAGTCAATACACATAGCCCAATTCAGATACAGTAGCCCGTCTCGTTTCTCGCAATATGGCTTTACATCTATTTTTCTAAGCTCATCATAACTTTTAAGCATTTTCTTCCTCCTCGTGTACATAGTTTCCTGAGTAAAACCACTCAACAAACTCTTTTTGTAATTCCTCATCCCATTGCATCTGCTCTAATGCGTATTGATAAGCGTCGCAATCATTTACGCATGTCCCTTTCTCTTGTCCTGCAATTCCTATGTACATGCAATCAACTCCTTTAATGCAAATTGCCCGTCTTTTTCCTGCTTAAGCAATTGTTCGTATTGTTCCTCTGTTTCTTTACGTTTTGCTATGCAGTCACACTTTTCGCCCGGGTCTAAATTTGCTCCACAACTTTGGCATACATACTTATGCATTTATATCTACCTGACTCTCTTTAAACCCGAACTTGACAAATCCATGCTCGTACGTTGCTTTCTCCTTGTCGTACTTTGATACATCTATGCCACGTCTGATCATCTCTTCCCACGCAAGGTCAAAGAGTTTTTCTTGATTCAAATAGAGCCAAATACCGCTTTTCTCGTCCTTCGAGTTGTGATTAGTACCATGTGAATCAAAAATCTGACTCGTATCATTTCTCATTTTTTGATATGTAATCAACGGCATTGTTACCGTTCCTTCTAATTGTTCCATTGACTTTTCCTCCCTTCTATTTATGAGTTATCCGAAAATCTAAATTCCATCAGATCAGCAAGCATCA